GATCCGCGCGCTGTCAGCGCAGAAGCAGTAAGCACCGTTGCCAGCATAAGGGTTACAATTTTCTTTTTCATATGTGTTCTCCTTTTTGAAATGTATTTTGTGCGGGATACAATATCCCATGTACATACGTTTAACAATTCAAAAAATTACGGATTAATTAAAGTTTATATATGGTTTCCCACTTAGCATCTGTGATTTTTTCTACTTTTTTTACAGATAATTTTCCACCTGATTTAGCTAGATGTATCATGAAACCATGTTTTTTTTGCCAAAAAATTAAACGAGCTTTGCCGATGCTTCCGTTTTGCATATAATGAATTTCCCCGAAATAATCTTGCGGAGGATTGAGATCTTTATGAGAAGCATATGCGTAATGGAGGGACAAAGGATATTTAGACAATTTACCCGTTTGCGTGTAAGGACATGCTTCATAAAAAGTAAAATCTGTAGAATACAGAAATTTATTCGTATCTATGGATAGACGATTGCTCAAATGAGCTTGTTTAAGAGCAAATGAAATGAGCTTATTTAGTTGTTTAAATTCTTTTTCAATTAGGACTTTATCAGACGAAGGAACTGTTATAATTCCATGGTTTAAGCTACTCGGTATATTTCTGCCGACAGGCAGCATAACAGGAGAAGAAGCATCAGGAACTCCAGAATACCTTGGTGAAGGATGTCTTTCTTCGATAACGGATGAGTGACGTTGTATTGCTAAATTCCCTTTCGGGGTTGGCTTATCTAATTCGTCAAGATAGCCATTTCTTTTTAAAAATGTTTTTTCTGCTACGAAGTCAATTCCATATTCATATTCAAAATATGCAGGTGTTTTTTTATTACTGTATTTTTTTAACCAATATAGCATATAAATATGTCCAGGCAACAAACCATCGGAGTAGCGTTTCATCATTGATTTAGAGACAAGGGATTGCTGAGAAAACGTTTTGGCCTGTTCAAACCAATTAGTATTAAGCTCACGGTCTTTGGAAATAAAAGGCATTTCTGGATAATCCTTGTAATATAGATCATAAATTTTTTGACAATAGTTATCACTGGCTTTTGCTGACTGAGAAAAATTTATTTGCTCCGGGAAAATAGATTTATTATCAAGTCGTTCAGGGGATAGAGCTTTTTTTATTTTAAAAAGATCGAAAAATCCCATATTATCACCTCAATTTTATAATTTTTTAAAAACAATCAAATTCGGTATGAAATATATAACATAATTATCAATAGATTTGCACATTCCATATTTACTCTGGTAGTAAACCAGACATTCATTCAGATATTTCTCTGTCACATCAAGATATTCGGAGATCTCATACAGATTTTTGCATCCGTGTTCGTATGCTTTAATTAAACCAAGTAGGCCAATCTGTTTATCATATCCCCAAGCCCTTGCCCGAAGTTCCTGCTTCCTATTGGAAATGTCGCTTTCATCAAGGATATTTCCATACGTTGTATGATAATGTCCAAGTTCCTCAGCTAGAACGCAGGCCTTTTCAGATTGGCTTGATAGCCCTTTATGAATAGCAATTCGATTATTGCAAATACGTCCGCCGTAGCCTGGAATATCTTTTTCTTTTACAATCAAATTCATGGAATCTGATTCCGTTAGTAATTCTTCGTAAGTCAAATAATCACTCCCACTCTTTAGGATCCATCATAATATCGTCAGCATGCTTTTTCTGCTCTGGAGTAGCCCCATGATCGTGAGCTGCTTGTAGTTCGTCTTCCATGCGCTGGGTGGAGAGAAGATTGGTGGCGTAAGTTATGACTTTCTTTTTATTGGAAGAGTCAAGTTGTGTGTAGATGTCATTCAGCTGCTGCTGATCGGCGGGGAGAGGAGCAGGGGCGGGAACTGGATCGGGTTGCCGCTCCATTGGGACATCTGCTCCTATGAGCCACGCTTCGTTAACATCTAAAGCCTTTGCTATTAAATAGATATTATTTTGTTTTGGTGTATATCTACCAGAAATATAAGAGCTAAGAGCACCTTTGCTTATTCCTGTTTTTTCGACTAGATCAGCTTGCTTAAATCCTCTTAATTCCATTGCGGTTAAAATACGTTGAGAAGTTGTACCCATAATGTATACCTCCTTATAGGTGAATAGTATCATAAATGTTTAGAAAACGCAACATTTTTATTCTGAAAAGTGAAAAACGGTTTAGAAAACTAAAAAAGTATATTGACAAATTTGAACGATAGGATTATACTGCAAGTAGTTTAGAAAACTAAACAAAGAAAGGAGAGACAAGAATGGAGTGGAAATATGATAAACTCAGAGGAAAGATCAAAGAAGTGTGTGGAACACAGGATGTATTTGCTGAAAAACTCGGAATAGGACGTGTTTCATTAAGTCAAAGATTAAATAATCAGTTGGAGTTTTCACAAGACGAGATATTTAAATCCTGTGAAGTGCTTGGAATTGATTTTTCGGAAATGCCAGCGTATTTTTTTACTTTAAATGTTTAGAAAACTAAACACAAGGATAAAACTAAACGCAGTTCGGATGCCATGATAACTGAGAGGAGGTGAAGAAGATGAAGGTAAATTACGGATCTGGGGTCTAATACAGATACAAAAGGATATCTGGTCAGCAAGATAGTGGATTAGAGTCATGAGTGAGAGGTGAGAGAAATGGAGAAATATATTGCAGCATTACAGGGAATTTCGTATTCTGACTGGATTAAATTGCTTGAGGGAATAAACGGGGCATTTGATGCACAAAAAGGCGAATTTGAGATTGCCAGCAAGACAAGCAAAAATTTTCAGCATAGCAAGTCTCCTTTCTAAAATACTCGGGCATGGCAGCGCCCTGTATAACACAGTATAGGAGCAAGCGTAGTAAAAATCAAATAGAAAGAAGGAATTAGATGAAAGAATTGTTAAAAATCAACTACGAGGCAGAACAGCCGACCGTATCGGCGAGAGATCTGCATGAAGCACTGGAAATTAGAGAGAGATTCAGCTTGTGGTTTTCAAGGTATGCGGATGTTTTTGAAAAAGGCACGGATTATCAAAGCGTAGGCAAACCTACGGTTGTAAACAATGGTGCAAAAAGAGTTCTGGATGATTTTTTATTGTCAACGGATATGGCGAAACACATTTCCATGATGACAAAAACCGAAAAAGGAAAAATCATGCGTCAATACTTCATTGACCTCGAAAAAGCCTGGAACACCCCAGAGCAGGTGATGGCGCGAGCGCTGAAGCTCGCAGACAGAACCATCGACTCTCTGAAAGAAGAGAACAAGAAGCTGATCGAGGATAATGAGCGTATGAAACCAAAGGTGATCTTCGCGGATGCGGTGAGAGCAAGCTCCAGTTCCATCTTAATCGGCGACTTGGCAAAGCTCTTAAAACAGAACGGCGTTGAAACCGGTCAGAAACGTCTCTTTGATTGGATGAGAGAAAAAGGCTATCTGATCAAAAGAAAGGGATCTGATTGGAACATGCCGACCCAGAAAGCCATGAACATGAAGCTTTTTGAGGTAAAAGAGTCTACGGTCAACAACCCGGACGGATCTGTAAGGATCAACCGCACGACCAAAGTGACGGGGAGAGGACAGACTTATTTCGTAAACAAATTTTTAGATTCTGGAAACCATCGCAACGGCAATTCCTAAAATGTCTGAATTTGACAAGGGTTATCTCTTGGGAATGGGAGAAGCCATGGTAAGCCAGAAACAGGATGACAGAAAAAAGAAAGAAGGTGAGTTACATGAACACGTTCAAGAATTACGGATGCCCTAAGGGAGCACCGGGAGCTATGGGCGTTGACTATGCACAGCTTGAAAAAACAATTTCTTTTGCTATGCATCAGTTCATGGCGAAAAGAGAAGAGATCTTGCTTGGCGGGAAACCAGAGCCACCAGAGGTAACAGGATATAAAGTTTATATCTATTACAACGGTGGCGCGGCTGAGTTTTGGTTATGGCGTGAGAATCAGTGGGTAAATTGGTCTTACATGGAACAATGAAGAGTTTCAGCGAGTTCTACAAAAGGCTGCCGGAATGATTCTCCAGAAAGGATGCTCCAATAACTTAAATACCGAGTAAGTGAGCTTTCATCTTCTGGTAACCTGCTTAAAAGGGGAACAGTTTCCCATAATGCAGGGTATTTGCGAAAAATTGGTAGAAGTAATTTGGCAATTTGCAAATTGAAATTTCTGTCATAGCATTCGGAAACAGCATGAACCCAAATATTAGAAGATGGATCGGAGACATCCAAAAGATTTTGAAGGTTAGATACGGAATTCATGCGATTATCGCAGTAGGAGATAAAAGATCCCGCGTATTCGGGATGACCGAGGATTCCACTTTTTGCCCAAACAATGGCCAGCTGTTCCATGAAAAACAAAGAGGAAAGTTCGCAAATGCTTTCTTCAAACCATCGCATCTTTTGTGGAACTGGATTTCCAATTAAAAGGTGACAGAATTCATGGGAAAATTGATAGGCTATTTGAGACCAAGAAGTGTCCATACAGCAGATATGAATTTTATCGTAAGTAGAAGCGGTTTCTGGGTGATCAAAGCGAATATCATTTATAAGTCGGAATGTAGGGGCTTGTTTGTGAAAATACGGTTCCATCAATTTGATCAGCTCGTCAATGATAACTACGATGTTCGAAGTGTTTGGCACATATGCTTTTTCGGTGTAGTGAAAGCGAGATTGGATAATGGTTACATCACTATTCATGGCAATTCTCCTTTTCAAAATATTTTGAAAGAAGTATAACACAAAATCAAAAATAAAGATAGAAAGAAGGAATTAGATGAACGAGTTGTTAAAAATTAACTACGAGGCAGAACAGCCGACCGTATCAGCAAGAGATCTACATGAAGCATTAGAGGTCAAAAGCAATTTTACAACATGGTTTAATCGCATGTGTGAATATGGATTCAGAGAAAAAATAGACTTTAAAACTTGCTTTCCAAAAATGGAAAGCGAGAGTCACGGTGGACAGAATATGATTGACCATGAAATCTCCATCGATATGGCAAAACAGATCTGCATGATCCAGCGATCAGAGAAAGGCAAGCAGTACCGTCAGCATTTCATTGATCTGGAGAAAGCCTGGAACACTCCGGAGCAGATCTTCGCCCGCGCCCTGAAAATGGCAGATCAGAAGATCGAGAAGCTGAAAGAAACCAACGCCGGTCTGCTGGAAGATGTCGAGCGCATGCGTCCGAAGGAAATCTTCGCGGACGCGGTGAAGGCAAGCGACAGCTCCATTCTGATCGGAGATCTGGCGAAAATCCTGCGTCAGAACGGCGTGGACACTGGACAGAAAAGATTGTTCGAACAGCTTCGTAATGAAGGTTACCTTATGAAGACTGGATCCAGTCGGAACATGCCGACGCAGCGATATGTAGCAGACGGCCTGTTCCAGATCAAAGAAACCGTGATTTCCAATCCGGACGGCAGCGTGCGGATGACTAAAACCACAAAGGTAACCGGAAAAGGCCAGCAGTATTTCCTGAATAAGTATTTGAAGAATAAGGAGGCAGTATGAGCCAGAAGAAACTGAGTGAGTACATCGAAGCTCTGGACGGGATCACGTATCCGCAGTGGGTAAAGCTGAGAACCGGGATTGATATGCAGTTTGATTTCTCCAGAAGAGAGCTGGAAAAAAAATATGCAGATCTCTTCCGGAGAAACAGCACGACTTATCCGTTTGGATTTTGGAGATGCAAGCTTTAGGTGATGCTGATGTTCGACATAGCAGTAGTAATTACTGTACTTGGAATGAATGCACTTTCCGCATTGTGCTATTCAAGAGAAAAGAAACGTACAGGCCTTATTTTAAAGGCACTGGCAGATGGCATTTCTTTAATATTTGTCTGTACTCGATGAAGATTGTTTTTGACAGGTCCTCAAAAATCTCGTCCATTTTTTGAGCACATTCTTCATATGGATATTCTGGATTGCCATTTTCAGCTTCCGCCAAGTTTAGGAATGCTAAATAGAAATCAGAATACATTGCCTGAGATAGTGGTTCCATGAGATGGATGTTTTGAGTCATTATATCCAAAAATGTGGAACGTACTTCAATAGACATAGTGCTCAACTGATTTTGAGGGAAGAATCCCATGCGATATCTCTGATAAAACGGGACATAAAATTTTAAAAGCTGTTCTTTTCTGACGTTGTATTTTCTGTCGGATGAGTCTTTTATCGAGTTTAGATAAACAAGGGTAAACGACCCAATTACAGTGATTACAGAAACAATAACAGAGCTATTCACGATGATCTCCTTTCTGAAATACTCGGGCATGGCAGTGCCTTGTATAACCAGAATAGGAGTGGAGCAGTAAAAAGTCAATAAAAAGAAAAAGTCCCACAGGAAGGACCAATTCCCATGGGACGAATACAAAAAAACAATTTGCAACTACATAATAGCTTAAAAATGGTTATGAATCAATAGAAAATCATTACGGAGACGGGTTGCATACGATAAGGAAGAGGTGGTGCCTTATGAAAGAAATCATGGTTGTTACTCGGATCACAATCGGAGGACAGCAGTATACAGCAGAGGAACTCGGAGAAGAGAAAGCAAAAGAGATCGTTCGCCAGCGGATGGAAGCCGCGGTGGAGTCGATGGGGTATGAAAGGACGCAGAAATGAAGAGATCAGATAAAACGGCGCTGGCGATCGGCGCGGTTGGTACATGGATTTACATCGGCGGCGTGGATTCGGATCTGTGGGGCCGCGCCGCCCTGGGAGCAGGGATGTTTCTTCTTGCGCTCGCTGGCAAGAAAATCGGCGATTACGTCGATGCCTGCCGCGAGGAGCAGGAAGAGTGGGAAGAGGAGCGCCGGGACGCGGTGTTTGCGGCGTGGATCCGGAGCGGATCACTGAATGAAGGAGGAAAATGATGCAGATCGTTGAATATAGCGAAGCCGTGGATCTGACAATGCACGGCATGCATGATGATATTTATGTCATGCAGCCGATGGCCATCAGCGGGATGACTATGCAGGAAGTCCGTGCTGCTGCAGAGGCCGGTGCTGTGTTTGCGGTTATGAAACAGCCGCAGACTAAGGCGGAAGAGAAGCCGGAAAAAGAACCGGAACAGAAAGCAGAGGCAAAACCAACGCCCCCCCCGAAAAGCCCTGTTAGACAGGGCAGGAAGAGGAAGCTGGACACTGGAAAGATGACGGCGCTTCGAAACGCCGGATGGTCCTATGAAAAGATTGCAGACGAAATGGGCTGTAGT